GTCAGATTTTTTTACTTGGTGTAATACAAATGATGCTGATTTTGCTAACGTTGTGTATATGTCTTGCTGGTCTATTTGCTCTATTGTATCGTCATTATATGTGGCCTGATTACTAGGTATACGGGCAAGTAGATCGTGTTTAAGTTTCCCATTTAGCGGAGAAGCTTCTTTTAGCTTCACGTAATCGTTGTACTTTTTAACTAAGTAATCCGAGCCTTTATCTGGCCTTTCTTCCCTTGATAATCGAAGTGTCTTAAATATGTCTACCCCTAGGTTGTAGAAGTCTTTCGACATTTTGTTCTCTATGTCCATCGACGAGTGAATGTTTAAGTAAAGCTCAATTGCAGAAAGAATAGAGATAAGACATCCTAGAATGAGTATGCCCGTTTCTGACTGTTTCTCTGAAGCGCCAAAAGGACGGGAGGCTAAAGAGCTAGAGACTATACCCATAGTAATAGTGGGTATGCGGAACCACTTATGCCATGTAGACAGGTCGTGGTATTTTCTACGGTGTTTCTCAGCTAAACTGATTGAGTTCTGTCTTATTCTTTCTAGTAGGTCTTCTGTTTCGTCTGTCCACGCCTGCTCCATTTGTTTTTGTATATAGTGTAAAAACAAATTATTACTGAATGAATTGGTTCTCCGTGTAGATATATTAAAACTGTTTACAGAAACTGTGCTTCGTACGTATTACCTTTACTGTAGCTAAAGAACTGACCATTGCCAGACAGAGAGACATTATAATATCCTGTTGAAGAACTCGAATAGTTCGACTCCAACAAATTGTATCCTCCAGTCCTTGACGTATATATATGTGAACTAGAAGAACCTGCAAATGTGCATACTACAAGCTGACCAGTAGCATCGCACGCAACGCTTGTTATAGTATGGTTGAGAACTGAGCCCTTAGAAGTAGCGAACTGCCATGTGTTGCCGTAGTCGTTAGTGTAGTACAGCCCTCCTCCGGAGTAAAGGTCCGCCTCGCCCAAGCAAACGTAAACAGTATCTCCCGCAGCACTACAGCAAGCCTGGCCTGTGGCGTAAGAAGTGCTTCCGCTGTAAATGATTGTATTTGTTACCGTTTGTAGTCCATCTGTAGACCTTACCATACTGACAGTGCCAGAAGATGGTGTGTAAATGTAATAGAAGACAGCACCGTTGTTGCTCATACACGCACTTTTTCCTACTTGTACCGCCGTTCCGGATGCGTATGCTCCAGCGTCGTCTACAAGCACTCCAGCTCCAAGACCATAATTTGGCGAGGAAAAAGTCGCACCATAATCGTCGCTCACTCTTATCTCAGAAACGCCTGTGCCTGAGTTTGATCCACTCCCAAATCCAAAGACAACTACTTGCCTTTTCCCCGATGTCGATATTAAAGGGACAGTTGCCATGAAAGATTGAGTATTAGGGTTGTTGTAGGAAACAGTCGTTGACACTGTATCACCATTGTCGTTACTGATGTAGCATTTGTTAGAAGGACTAGTTGGGAGTGAGTTTATTGGAATCATTAAGTACTTCAAGTCGCAACTAACAGCTGGTACCCCGTATACACCATTACCACCTGTAGGTACAGTTATGCCAGTTAATGGCGCGCTTGTATAATCCTTTTGCTCTGGGCCATACGTACTATCCCCGCCGTTAAAGCCTAGCGCTACTCCTGTGGGGTAGGACGCATTCATACTGCCAGTGTAGTCTGTTTTTATGAGCAAAGACGAAACGCCTGATGTTGTTCCGTATGCTTGGTAATATGCTCCTGCTGAAGACATGGGGTTCTGGAAGTAGAGGTTAGTAGGATCGGTTGCTCCAAATTCAGAAGGTATGACAACTGAGCTCTTAAGCATCAACCCAATTCCCTCGTAGCTCGACGTTCCTGCGCCCCCACCGTCGGAACCAGTTGGTCCAGTTGGTCCTGTTGGACCTTCTGTTCCGTCTGTTCCGTCTTTACCTGTAGGCCCTGTTGGGCCTGTTGGTCCTTCTGATCCGTCTGTTCCGTCTTTGCCTGTAGGTCCTGTTGGTCCTGTTGGACCTTCTGTTCCGTCTGTTCCGTCTTTTCCTGTAGGTCCTGTTGGCCCTTCTGTTCCGTCTTTACCTGTAGGCCCTGTTGGGCCAGTTGGCCCTACATCTCCGTCTATTCCTGTTTGTCCGGTTGGTCCTGTTGGTCCAGTAGGACCATCTTGACCAGGGAGTGAACTGTAGTAAGTCGTAACCCACGCAGTCGTCGCTATATCTGTAGAGTTCGATGACGCAGAAGGAGTAGTTGACTTAGGATTACCTCCTAGATAAGGAGAATTGTCCAAAGTGTTTGTTATTGTGTCAACTGTCCACTGTGTAGTTGGTACAGTGGTATTGCTAATGCCTAGAGAAGGTGTCGGTGCTTGCACAGATCCAGAGAAAGTAGGACTTTTAAGAGGAGCGAAAATAGAGTTTGCGTATTGTAGATTTACTGCGTCTGAGTTGGCAGTAGGAGAAGACAAATTAGAAACAGTAAAGCCGTTAGCATCGAGGTTAGAAGACATAGGATTTGTCACACCTGATCCTTCTCCTCCGGCGTAGGCTGTGTTTTGAAAAGTTCCGTCCCCGAAGATAATCCCGTTAGGGAAAGTCTCAGTACCTTGGGCAACCGAGAAGTCCAGTTTTTCTGACGCAGAAGAAGAACTGTAGTTTACTGGATTAAAAATAGAAAGTTGTTCGTACGGTTTTGACTGCGTAGACATGTTATACACTGACTAGAGAATTTTCTTGCACCCGATATTTCCATTTGTATAATTTACGAATATAAAATATTTAGTCTAAATATAGATAATGGACGAAGACTTGTACAACAGATTAATGAAAGAAATAGAACAGGAAGAGGAAGAGCCAGAGAAGAAAAAGAAAGGAAAGAAGAAGGAGTCTGCGTCTACGGCTGTAGTACGTAACATGTATGAGAAAATACCTAAGAAAATGTTAGACGAAGCTGTAAATCCACACTTCAATAGTCATAAACTGAAAATTCCTTTCCGAATGTGTGTCGTCGCACCTAGTGGTTCAGGGAAAACTAACTTCATTATTAATCTTCTGGCTATGTTCAGTGCTGCACCTGGTACGTTTCATTCTATCTGCGTCGTAACAAGGAACAAAAATGAACCTCTTTACAATTGGCTACAGTCATTACACGACGACATCAAGATAGTAGAGGGATTGGAGAACACTCCTGTTCTAGATAAGATGGACAAAGACTTAAACCACTTCGTTGCGTTCGATGACTTAGTTCTAGCTAAGAACCAAGAGAGAATATGCAACTATTATATACGTTGTCGTAAGCTAAACTGCTCCGTTGCTTATCTCAGCCAGAGTTACTTTGGTATACCTAAGATAGTTAGACAGAACTGTTCATACTTAGTTTTATTAAGATTAGGAGGGTCAAACAGAGAAGTAAATATGATATTGTCTGAAGCAGGGTTGGGTGTTACAAAGGATGGTTTATTAAAGCTTTACGATGAAGCAATAACTAATGCGCCTAAGTTCTCTATACTACTCGTCGACTTTGAATCTGACCCAAGGGAAAGATTCCGTAAGGGCTTCACAGAAATTTTGCAAGCACCTACTGAGGATTAGGCAAACCAGACTTTACTAAGCCAGGTGACTGTTTCTTTATAGCTACAAACAACTCTAAGTTTGTCATAGTCCTAGCGCGCTCTTCTCCTACTTTATAAGACACTCCCGTTTGTTCACTCCAGAGCTGAACTAGTTTTTCTCTTTCTGTTAGGGAGTTCTCTGAAGTCTTTCCGTTTCTCTCTACTTCTCTCATCTTTTTCATGATTGTGTTGTCAGCGTCGTCCCATGACTCATCACCATTCTTTAGAACGCACTTCATCTGCCAGCTCTTTGTTTCTGGTTTGTAAGCTAAGTATACTCTGTTGTGCCTTTCAAGAATAAATGACTCGTCGTCCTTTGCACCTGAGTTTCTCTTTCTTTTCTTTCTCTTTTTGTGAAGAGCTCCTAGTCTGCATACCCTACACCACGTTTGTCTTTTCTTTTTACCGTTTACAGTCTTGTAGCCGAACTTCTGTGCTACGTCTTTCTCTTCGCAGCTTTCTCCGCAACTACTGCATGAGTAGGTAACCCCAACAGCGCCTTCTATAACGTCAGTAAGGTCGTTTCTTGCTGTCTCATCGTCAGAGTCGTCAGTAAGATCATCGTTTACTTGGTTCGCGTTCTTTTCTGAGATCCAATTGTCGACTGAGTCAGCAGACTTGAAACCTTTACAGACTGCTGCTGCTTTTCCTTCAAACACATCATCTGTGTTTGGCGTGTTAACTACTTCCTTCTCCTGCAACATCATATGCTTGTATGCTTGGCGCATATGATATTTCATACCTTCGTTATGACTAACTGTCTCAGTCTGAGTAGATGCATCGCAGCATGGCCTCTTCTGCAGAGCCGCCTGCAAATTTAGTATCGCGCTTTGAATGTTGTCCATAATGACATGGGTTTCGATTGTGAGAACACACGGCATTCAGCGAGAGAAAAAATTGACAATCTCTTTTTGTTTTGTATACCGGAGAGCCCCCTTATGTCTCTTTCACTTCCCCTTACCGTCTCTTTTGGAATGTCATGCATTATTTTTTTTGTACTCTCCGCTCGATCTGGTCCTCCGTCACAATCTAAACCCATGCCGCAAATATGTTCCTTGTCTCCCTTTGCTTATTTGTTTCTCTTTTTATTGGGGTCGGATTCATTCTGTACCTATATGCAACGTTATTCGGATGGTCACCAGGAAGAAGAGATGGACTATACGGAGGACGTTATCAAAGGCGGACCTTCCCAGACGGATTGTATCCAACAGAAAACGAATTTGCAGCTTGGGAATGAGGAGTACTACGAGAGAGAGTTAGTTGGCCTAACTTTTTAATGACCTAGATCCGCTAGTTCAAGAAGTATTTCCTGTGCTTGTTTATTGTTAACTTTTTTTGCCCTAACCATCTTAACAAGAGCAGTCTTGAATTCTTTTATTAACTTTGGGTTGTCGTTTCCGGCACCTATTTGTCCTTTTAGTACTTCAAATTCGTGCATCTCTTTCTCTAGTTCAGACTTCTTCTTCGTCGGCATTTCTTCTAAGTCGCTTATCTTTGCAGCCATTCCTATTCCAGCTAGATATTCCTTTTCCCCTTCGTCTAGTGTGAGTATGTCCTTTGGCTTTGGTCTCTTTCCAACGACGATGCTCTTTAGTACGCTAGCTACGCTGCCACCAACAACGGAAGTTGGTACGCGTCTTTGCTTGTTACCGAGCTTTGTGTAAAGCGCGATCTTGTTGTCCTTTAAGTCTTGCAAGTCAATGGCATATCTCCCGAAAGGTGCAAGTGCTCTCTTTGATAGGGCTTTATTGCCTTTCTTACCAGGAGCAGGAAGACCGCTACCTCGGATCGATCTTTGGTACATGTGTTCTACTCCTCTAGGAACACTGCTTCTACCTAGCAGTCTTCCTCCTATTCCTCTTCCGCTTCCGCCGTCATCGTCATCATCATCATCATCATCATCATCATCATCATCAAATAATCCCCACGCGTTGTGCCAGTTGTTTTTCTTTTTTTTCTTTGTTGCCTTTTCCTTTGCTGCCTTTGCCTTTGAGTCAGCTAGCGATACATAGTTCTTTGGCTCTGGCAGCATCATACCTTTCTTTAACGTCTCCAAGTCATCCTCAGGGGGAGCAAATTCATCAAGATACGCTTGCTGTTCTTTAGTAAGTCTCTCTGTTGGGTTTGCTGCGTAATGTAAAATGCTGTCATCATCTGGGGCGTACTGTTCTAGAAAGCTTTTGCCTTGGTCGTCACCTGTATCATAACCATCGCTATCTACCTGGTAGTGGACACCGTTCGCGTCCTGGTAGAGAGTTTTGTTGGAGTCGTACGTTCCGTCGGACCTTGCGTCCTCTTCTAAGCCTGGCATATCGTCAAACTGAGAATCATCTGAAGCGTACCCTGGTGTCTCCTCTGGAAGATCCAAGCAATTCAAGCCTACGCAGTCGTCAGCAACTGGGTCACCGAATGATGACTGTTGGTTGTTCGCAGCGGACTGACCAGGGTTTGGAGCGGGCATACCAGACTGATTATTAGGCCTTGGACCAGGATTGACAATATTATTGGGTACAACAGCCTGGCCGTCTGCTGCCATTTGTTCTGCTGGAGCATCCACTCCTGCTACTTGTATAAGTGGATTAATGGCAGTTGGTCGAACTCCAGACGCTTGTGTCATCACGTCATTCACTACTTGCCTAAACAAATACTGCGGTACTTTTCTACCATTTTGCATCATAGACTTTAAGAGGTTATTCAAACCATCGGCAGCAGCATAGAGAAATTGCTGTTCTTTTAGACCCATAGGCTGAACGGCTGCTGTTGAGTTCTCTACAGTTTCTCTGTACTTAACAGCGTTAATGGCTTTAAGAGTAGCCAGTGGTATTCCTTGCGTAAGAGTAGCTGAGTCGTTTATTGCATCAGCGGCTGACTCTCCTTGTGAAAGGTAGGTTTCTACTGCTTGTAGATTGTATGCTTCGTTGGCTATTTCCTTTCCCATGTTCAAAAGGTAGCCTTTCTTGTACTGTTCTCTGGTAAGGTGTGGTGTGAGTGCCTCAGACATACTGTATATCTAAATGAAAGAAATTAATTGCAGTCTGTGTTCGTAACATTAGGTGAAGAATTCTCACGTTAGTTTCACCCAATTCACCTTTACTGTAATTACTAAGTAATTTAGGATATATATTCAGTAATATTACTATTATACTGTTAGTGAAAAATAGATATAATAATGATAATAGTAGTATATATATAGGAATATTCATGTTCCTTGTTCTCTCTGGAACAACAGAACATGGGTTTAGCCTATATACAGAGAGCTAGAAATGCAAAATCTTTCACTTTTCACTCACACTACCCCCTTACTGTCTCTTACCGGAAAAACCCCGTCTCCCGCTGCAGACAACAGCCATTTTGCTTTTCACCGGCCTTCGCTCGTTTTTCACATCTCTCATTTTCGAACCCAAACTTTAAACGCAAATTTAGAAACTTTTTTTTCGTCATATAAAGTACAGAATGGAATCTCTTACTGTTGCCGTACCAAACCGCACCTCCTTTTTATCACGCCACACCATTGTGGAGCGCGTTTGTTCAAGGAAGCTCGATGCTCTTCTTGCTTCAGACTACCTCCTTGCTGAGTGGACTTCTAAGGCTTGCTGGTTCGTCGACAGTCTTAAGAGAGTCTACCAAAACGAGAAAAAGCAAATTACTGACTATGCTGCATCGTACAACAATGAAGTAAGAGGAGTCATTGTAACTTATTACCCGAACAAGCACATGTACGGAAGAATGAATGTGGGAAAGTCTCTGGGCTTTACTTGTATGAGAAGACCGGTGCGACATACTGTCGCAGATGAGTACTACGATTTTGACATTATCAACTGCCAACCGGCTGCAATTGTGTACGTGCTTAGCAGTTACGGAGCACCAGTTCCGGGGCCGTTGCGAGCTTACGTGTCTAACAGAAACGACATCATTCAACTTCACATGGACGCTTGGAATATCAAACCACAAGACAAGTGGCTTGTTAAGCAGCTGTTTATTCGCCTTTTTTTCATGGGTGGATACGACCAATACAGAGAAGATATGAGAGATCACGGATACAGTATTCCTATTGAACCTACTGGCTTCGTTTCATCTCTACAGAGATGCCTGCTCGACGTAGCAAAGACACTGCAAGAACACAACCCAGCACTGCACAAGATAGCACAAAACAAAAGAAAAGAAACAAACGACGCGCACGGAACTAAGACACTCAAAACTTTCATGGCGCTATACCTACAGACTGTTGAGAGAAACGTTGTTGAGTTTGTTATGGAGTCTATACATAACACCACGGATCTCATGAAAAGACCAGAATCACCTGGCTACGTTTTTACAAGTTACGAGTACGACGGTTTCAAACTTTTAAAAGAAAACGTCGACAAGTACCCAGGCGGAAAGGAAGAAGTGTGCCGTCTGCTTACTCTGATCACTGCTGAAACCAAGCTGCCCTTGCAGTGGTCTGTAAAGGAACTAGATGAAGCTTTCGATCTTTCAGTTGTTGAGCTGCCTGAAGCAAGCATGAACGACTTAATACACGAGATGAACATGTGCTGCCAGTCTCACAGAATGTTTGCAGAGGTAGTAAAAGCTCGCTACTCTGATAATAAGTACTTGTACGAAGTGAGAGACAAGCAGTGGTATACCTTCGATACGTCGTCGGACTCTTGGGAAGCTTCAGACTTTTTTCTTCTGCGGGACATGGGAAGGATAGTGGATACTCTTTACAACGTTCCTGCGTTTATGAAGAACGAGAAATATAAGAACGCGTACAACAGTTTTCTTACGAAGAGCGGGAGCAGCAGCTGGATATCAGGTGTACAAAAAATGGCCCAGTGTGTAATGTACTGCAAGCAAGTAGACTTTGATACTGACAAGGACTTACTGAACTTTGACAACGGAGTATACGACATTACAAAGGGAGAGTTCAGAAAGAGAAGTATGACTGATTTTTTAACTATGTCTACTGGATATGACTACACAGAGATGAACTCGGTCGACGCTACATACAAGGAGGACGTGATGTTTGTCCTTAAGCAAATACACCCAGACGAAGAGGACTTGAAACTTAACCTTATGATAATGGCTTCTGGTCTCAGCGGTCGGTGCTTAGAAAAGTTCTTCGTCTTTAACGGAAGTGGTAGAAACGGAAAGTCTTTACTTAATTCTGCCATGCAGATCATTCTTGGAGACTACTACACAACAGCTGTAACAACAATACTGACGGAGGATTTGAGAAAGAAGTCTTCATCAGAGGCGAACTCCGCAATAGCTTCTCTCAACAAATCCAGGTATACTGTTTTCAGAGAGCCGCCTAAGAACCTACCTATTCAGAACTCCGTAGTGAAGGACTTTACAGGAGGAGGAGAAATATCAAGTAGAGAGCTGTTCAAGAAATCGAAACCAATGACAATAGACTTTACTATGGTGTTGGAGACAAACAGTAAACCCCCTTTTGCTGAGACGTGCGGAGATGCAGAAGCGGAGCGAGTCATAGACTATCACTTCGTGTCTCACTTTACAGCGGACGAGAAGAAGCTTGAGAAAGCAAAAGAGGAAAAAAAACACGTTTACCCACTGCGAACTGAGCTGAAGGACAAACAGTGGTGGGTGAAGAGACGCATTGCTTTTCTGCACATTTTGCTGAACTCTCTTAATGAGCTAAGAGATGCAGATTACAACATTGCAAAGTTTGTTCCAGAGCACGTTAAGCTCAGATCCAAGAACTACTGCGAATCCAGTGTTCTTGTTGTACGACTTTTCCACGAGCTTTTCTACATACCAGAAGAGAAAGTTGACGAGCCTTACACAGGATGGGACAGGGACATGACAATTGCGAACGCTGTATCCCACATACGCAGATCAGAGAACTTCTCTTGCCTGCCGGGAAGCACACGGTACAGTAGAGACGCGCAACCCACGGCAATGAAACAGAGCCTTGAGCTGCACGTTGAGGAGAGACTAGAGATGTTGTACGAGTCTCACAGACAGAAGTTCATTAGGAATTTTAGGCTTAAGTACGAAGCAGTAGCAGAGGACAGTTCCTCTGAATTCGATTTAATTTCATCTGCAGGTAGTCAAGTGGACACTGAAGTGCTTTAATTCTTAAAAAAATATCTGCGTAGTGTTTATAGGATGAGAAATCTTATCAGTCCATTTTATCCATCACAGACGCAACCGTCTCTAAACAGACTACACTCTATTGTAGACATAGACAAGGGACGTATTCCCAACAATCCGCGACTGCAAGGAGGAAGAGTTCCTGAGGATGTATATGCAACTAAGCCGTTCTACTTTGGTGCTAGTAACGTGCGAATGTACAGAAACGTGAGAGGAGAAGGTAGGTTACACAATAATATCGCGAAGGCTATGAGAATAGGAGCAACTTTACCTATGGGACTCTCGCAAGGGACAGGTTGTTGCAAAGCCTGCGGGACAGGAAACAGAGGCGGAAGGTTTAAAGGGTAAATATTAGTAAATATTTTCTTAAACAAAACTATAGGATGCACACGATTACTTTAACGAGAAATAATGTGACCGGATCTGACAACAACAGATTTGTGTACAACATTCCCGGTAGTAAGAACTTAGAAGGTGCGGAGATTGCCCTCGTGGACTTGTACATGTATTACTCTTGGCAGAATATTAACTCCCAGCCTTTAGCGAACAACACGATGTCTATTGTTTGGCCAGCTATGACAGAAATAGGAGGAACTAATACTACAAACCAAACAAAAATCGATATTATAATACCTGACGGTTTATACGAAGTGGCAGATATAAATGCTTATTTGCAGCAGTTTTGTATAGACAACAATTATTACTTAATTAAAACTGCTACTTCTGAGTACGTGTACTTCATTCAACTGCAGACTAATCCAACTCGATACGCCGTTCAAACCAACTCATTCACTCTTCCGGACGTTGGAGGATCTACAGGTTCTCTGCCGTCAGGGTATACTGCACCAGCTGGTGGGCTCTTTAACAATATCTACACACCAATTGGTACTAATGGCGGTGCACCCCCTGTAGGAACGTTGCAAGCCCCAGGATGGTATTTTCCTGCTAACTTTAGTGATTATGTTGGCTTTGCAGATAACTCATACCTTCCTGGACCAGGACAGTCTGTTTATACGACAGCTGAGCCATTTCCTTTCGGTAACGCATCCGCCATATCAACTCAAGCGCCAAACGTACAGCCAAACAGCGTAATATTCTTAAACTGTAATCTCATTTCAAACGCGTACACCAACCCCCAAACATTTTTGTACCCTGTACCGGCTAAGGTAGGCATTGGAGAATTGATTGCAATAGACGCTCCAGAGTACGCTTGGAACAAGCTTATGCCAGGTCAGGCTGCTCAGCTCATTCTCACATTCACAGACGTGCAGGGTCAGCCAATTTACTTGCAGGACCCTAATACAGTTATTACTTTAATAATCAGAGACAATGAGGATAAGCATCCTAATATCGGCAGCACTACTACAAGCGGCAAGCCAACATCAATGGAAATGCAAAGATACGGTAATAACCCAATGAACAACCAGTCTGACACTCACCACCACAACTTGCACAGACGAATTGGTCTATAAAGGATTTAGATTATGTAGCAATAGTGTATATGGACAGACTCAACGACAATAAAATTAACCAGTACATTACTGACTTTACACAGGAGCAGTCTAAGTTGTTTAGCGAGTTAAAGGAAGCGCCAACTCTGGAACAGGAAGGACCTATAAAAAAAAAGCTCAATACTGTAAACAATATGGTGAAGAGCTTGTACGACTTTAGGACAATATTAAGAAAAGAGAAAGAAAAGGAAATCTAAAATATTGTGACAATATATAAATGCCACAATATTTATACAGACCGCTGGCCATGGGATCTGCGACTCTTATCCATAACGAGTCGAAGCTTAAATCAGGAAACGCACAGATAGTGCCAGGCACAGGATTTGCTGTCCCTGAAAGAGTAGCAGAAAAAGTAGGAGACAACCTACAACTGTCTGGTCGACTACAGGACAAAATTGGTAAACTCAAAACAGACGACAAAGCTGCAAAAAAGAAAAAGCTGAAAGAGAACAAGCCCATTGTCTTTTCTATTTAGACGTGCGTTCTTTGATTTTTTTTTCTGGTGAATGTGTATAGAATGTCCGGAGACTCGCTTGTATTTGACATGTCACAAATGACCGAGGGGTCACCTTCTGTTTTCGTAAAAAGAGACTGGCTTAGCATCCAGGACCAACAGAACGGTAACTACGGAGGTAACCAACTTGTAATTGATACATCTCAGCTCGCAAACAGTAATAAATACATGGCATACCGTGAGGCGTACTTGACTATGCCCCTTACTCTTGCTGTATCAGCACCTATTGTCGATGTTGCTGCCCAGACAGTTGCAGGTACTGTAGACGCATCGGGAGGAAATATCATTAACCTAGCAGCCGCACTTTCTAGAGGATTCATTGGAGCAAATGTTACTCTCACACCAGGTGGTTCAAGAACAATTGTAGCTATGTCTTCAGACGGAAAGACTGTCGAAGTAGACGGTGCAGCACTTGCGACAGGAGCAGTTAGTCTCGTCACTCCAGCAAACTACACGGGTATGTCAAGTTACCTCGGATCTATTGAAGCTGGTGACCAAGACGGACCAAAAGGTGCTGCACAGACATTTGGTGTAGGACTTAAGTCTTGGTTCGGTAACTTAATCCACTCTATGACTTTAGACTACGCAGGAACAACCATTATTCAACAGACACCATGGCAATCAATGTGGACCATGTTTGGACTAATGACTACTCTCAGTCTAAGCGACATCGAATTAAATGCATCTACCATTGGTTTCTACCCTGACTCTGCACAAGGCTGGTCATACCAGTCAAAAGACAGTAAATCAGGACAAGGTACTTGTAATAACCTTTCTGCTGGTTCTCTTGATGGACAAATAGACCCTGCAACAGGTACTATCGGTGGTAACCCAGGTATGCTAACCAGGTTCACAAATACCCTTATTAACCCACGTGCAATTGCAGGTGGTGCGACAGACGAAGGAGCAAAAGCTTTCTATCAAATGCAATCTGCCGCAACAATGGACCAATTGTGGAGATCACGAGTTTACCAGACTTACCGACAAACTGCTGATTCTCCTGCACAAAACTACGCCGGCATTGTTTACCAGATTGAGGCTATTGTTCTATTGAAACACTTACATCCATTCTTCAGCCAGGTTCCTCTTCTTAAGGGTGTTTTCTTCCGACTTACTCTTAACCTTAACCAGCCTGAGGTAGTACTTACCATGCTTGCCGGATCAGGAGCACAAAAGATTTCATCAATAACCAGTCCTCTTGGAGGTGTTGTACCAATTATTGTTGCGTCGAGCGATGACACTCGCAAAACCAACTTTCAGTCTCTCTCCTCCTCCCAATCTGTTAATGAATCCGTTAGCTTTCTTCCAACAGGAGCAAGTGCTTTCTGCCCTAATCCTCTTTCTGACCTTACTGCCCGCATTACCCTCAATGTTGGTAACACTATTATCAGCCAGACTCAAAGAAACTCTCTTCCTAACGTCACGACAGCACTTGACAGATCGTGCCAGCTTTACGTTCCCGCTTTCACTTTCAACCCCAGTTTCGAAGAAGCTTACTTGTCCAAGCCTACGAAGTCAATCGTATACACAGATATTTACCAATTCACTACAACTACTGTCAAGACAGCAGGTCAGTTTAATTTCCTTTTAACCAACGGTATCAGTAACGTAAAGAGTGTGCTCATCCTTCCTTTCTTCCCACAAATCAAGACAGATGGAGAACTAGGCAGTTCTGAAAATGTTTCTTACCCACCATACCAAAGTCCTTTCGATCCTGCCGGAACTGGACCAGTCAGCCCAATGATTGCTCTTCGTAACTTCAACGTAGTTGTTGCCGGTCAGAACATGATATACAATACTCAACAGTATAACTTTGAGCAATTCTTGAACCAACTTGTAGGTGTCAACTCTGTAAACGCTAACTTGACTGATGGTCTTACCAGCGGTCTCGTTGACTTTATGTCTTGGCAACAATCCTACGGATACTACTACGTCAACTGCAGCCGCATGCTTCCTATCGATGAGGCTGTTCCCAAGAGTATTTCTATCCAAGGTACAAACATGTCCACAGCGAGTGTTCAATTCTTGTGCTTCATTGAATACGGGGTCCAAGTATCCGTTGACGTTCTAACGGGCGCAAGAGTGTAAATTCAAAAATAACAATATAAAGAAAATATCAATGACTATATTGGCACCGGCCATTTTCTCTTAATCTCTTAATTAGTATAAAAATATAGTAATTAAATCTTCATTTCTGGCGCATCCAATACGACAGGAATAGTAGCGCAAACTCTGCATAAGAGCTCTTTATTTGATCCGATACAATCTGAGCAATAAGAGCCAGGGCAGGTTGGGCAAAGAGCCATTTTATCATACTTCATAAGTCTGCATTGGTTACAATAATGTCTCGGGCAAATGCAATCCTGGTTCATCTTTACGTGTGAACCATAACGGAATTTCGCTGTCTTGTCTATATGTTCCTTTAACGAAACAATAGACTTCTCTGTTTCGTGCTCCATGAATCTGTAGTATACTTCTTCGAAGTAAGAAGTATGCTTGAATACCTGAAAGTAGTCCCAGCACTTTCTGTGGTAAACCTTTGGGCATCCAGAGACACCGCAAACCTTAGGAAAGTCACCAGCTTCTAAATCGAAGTCTTCCTTGCACACAAAGCACTTGTCCTCTATGGTAGGACTTCTGCAAATGTCCTTTCTTCCGTACCTGTTCCAGTAAGAATACCAGACATTGTTTGCATACTTCTCTTCGTTCTCGTAACCTTTACCAAACTCAGTTTCGATGAATAAGGAAGCCTTTTCTTTTAAGTCCTTGTGAAAAGGAGGAGATTCGAACGTACAATTCCTTCCTCTCTTTTGAGGCTTGGTGTACTCAACTAATCTCTCTAGCTGAGTCTCTGTAGTCTGTGGACTTCCGTACCACACGGGAGGACCCCGATTTCTTGCACTGTTTCTCCGTAATGGCATGGGGTTTGATTATGAAACGACGAGGATTTCAGAAAAAATGAAATTTTTTTTTCACTCGACAGTTTACCCCCTTACTGTCTCTTCTCCCGGTTCCTGTTCATCTGACAAAATTGTTCCCAATAGCTCTTTTGGAAGAGGTATCTGTTTCGGCTTGTCTTTGCTTAGAAAGAAATGCTTCAATATCCACTCATTTTTCTTGTAGTCTAAACTGTTGTTAAGGTCTTCGAAAGGAGATAAGAACTCTTCTGTATCCTTTTTAAGTGAAGATGAAGCAAATCTTTTGTCGTTCACGTAATGTGCCCACGCAAGTTGGTAAAATCCACACGCTTCGTTAACAAGACTTTGAACATCCTTTGTAGGATGCCAAGGTGCCACACCGAAATTATCCTTTATTAGTTTTGTTACTATCTTGGGAGGTCCCTTCCCATAAGAGTCGAAGTAGACACACGATTTGTGCCCGTTGTTCGGTACTCTGCATTGAAATCCAACCCAGTGAGTACCTTCGTTGGCTTCTCCGTCGTCCCCTACTCCGTCTTCTAAGTTTACGCAATAGTATTTATTCGGCTTTAGTTTCTTAGGTAGCATGTCTTTAAATCCACAGAACTCTAGTGGTATTTTCATTTTTGGTGCTAAAGTCTCTATTTGATCGTTCGTTAACATTATATACTCTCATAATATAATATTATCTGCACTTTAAACTTACGCGTAAAGTCCTGATCCTTCCATTCTTTCTGCTAAAGCAGGTGGAAATTCAGTGTGGAAAAAGAAGTTCTCGCTGTCTGCTTGAGACCTTAGAGCGGGGTTTCTCATGCAAAGAAGAGAACCTCCAGCACCAACATTAGTGATCCCTGTCATGCCTGGACTTGGTCCGATAGCACCACCAGCGACAAAGCCTCTTCCTCTATTTGATAGCTTAGTCTCAATCGTGTCAATGGCTTGGCGAACTCTCGAACCTCCTCTCCTTCGTGGTCTGTTTTCGCCAATGTCTTCAATAAGATCGATGACCTTTCTTTTTGCTGATCCTCCCGATGCGTATAAACCACGACCGGCGTACAAGCCTTCTCCGCCAGATGCCATTGCTGCTTCAATAGCGGATTCTGCTGCTTTCTTCGCGACAGACTGTACAGCTTTGTTATTCGCGATTTTGCCCATTGTCTTACCGATTTTCTTCATCTTGATTTTTCCACCCGATGCTCCGGCGAACAAACCTTCTCCGCCAGATGCCATTGCTGCGTCAATAGCTGATTCTGCTGCTTTCTTCGCGACAGACTGTACAGCTTTGTTATTCGCGATTTTGCCCATTGTCTTGCCGATTTTCTTCATCTTGATTTTA